TAAGTGATTTCGTGGACATATAAAGATTCGTGTATTCAATAAGCCCATCTGTGATTTAGAACTTTGGTTGTAGGTTGTAGGTGGGTTTATATGTTTATATGGATTTTAATTTTTAAGAGTATATAAATTTGTTTAGTTAAGTAGAGATAGACTAGAAGTCATGAGCTAGTTGAAAAGATTACCCTCATCTTTCTCTACTTTATTATTATTTCTGAGGGAATAAGAGGGGGTTTTGAAGTGGTAATTACTAAAGAGGTTGAAGTTAAGTGGTATCATATGACAAAGAAGCATTATGAGGATTTAGGTTATATTTTTACAAAAACTCATGGTTTATTCACAGTACCAATTGAGCATTTGTATAAAGGTAGTGTGACGAAGATAGAAGTTAAGTGTGATTATTGTGGAATAACATTTACAAGAAGATATGCAGACCATACATATATTCAAAACAAACAAATTGTTAAAAAAGATGCTTGCAAAAAATGCGGTGCTCAAAAGACTAAAGACTCTTTGACATCAAGATATGGTGTTGGATCTATGTTTGAACTAGAAGAATATCGTGATAAAGCAAAAGCAACTTTTATGGATAGGTATGGAGTTGACAATGCTTTTGCAATAGATGGTGTTGTTGAAAAAATTAAAGCAACTACTCTTGAAAGATATGGCGTTGAGTCTTATACCCAAACAGAAGAATATAGAATCAAATCTGCTAAAACTAGCATGGAGAGATATGGGGTAGATAATCCATCCAAAAACAAAGATGTAATACAAAAGATAAAAGATGTTCAATTTGATAAGTATGAGATGTTTTATTCTCAAACAGACGAATGTAAAGAAAGGCTTAAACAAACCTCTTTAGACAAGTATGGAGTTGAAAACCCATTTCAATCACAAGAGGTTAAAGATAGAATCGTTGAATTTAACTTAGAAACATATGGTGACCATCCTATGAGAATTGAGAGTATACGTGAGGATAGAATAAGAAAGATGGTTCAAACTAAACACAGAAATGGAACAGCACAAAGCAGTAGACAACAAGATTATATTGCGCAAATTATTGGTGGTGACATAAATTTTCCTGTAGATAACATTATGTTAGATATAAAACTAGACGATAATACATTTGTTGAATACGATGGTTCTGGGCACAATCTTAGCGTTCAATTTGGTGATATCACAAAAGAAGATTTTGAAATCAAAGAAATGAGAAGAAAGTATTTTTTAATAAATAAGGGTTGGAGAGAAATTAGAATAATATCTAACAAAGACTTTATACCTAGTGATGAAGTATTAAAACAAATGATAGATGGTGCAATTGTATATTTAAACTCTGGTCATTCATGGATTAAATACAATATAAATGAAGAGTTATTAATTTGTAGCCAATATGAGAAAAGTTATAATTTTGGTGTATTAAGAAGAATTAAAAAAGAAGATATAATTGAAGATATCTTAAATGAAAACATAATAATATAAAGGTGGTGTAGTTTTGGCGAATACAGTAGATGAAAATATCTATTATTGTGTAGGGTGTGGCAAAATACATCCCAAAGGGAATTTTTACGTAAGCTACAATTCTTTTCATGCAAATGGGAGATTGTATTTGTGTAAAGATTTTATCAAACAAGAAGTTTACGTTCATGATGGCTCTGTAAACATAGATAGATTTAAAAACATATTAAGGCAATTAAATGTTCCTTTTTTAAATGATACTTATGATGTAGCTGTTGAATCTGGGAATGATGTTGTGGGTTCTTATTTTAGAATGTTTAACTCGTTACCACAAAACAAAGGTTTAACATGGGCTGACAGTAGTAGTATTGTAGAATTGACTGATGAGGAAATGGAAGAAGAGGATAATGCTCAACAAATCAAAACTATGAATAAGTTTAGAATAACTGACTCAATGAAATTATTTTGGGGGAATGGCTTTGACAAAGAAGAATATCTATTCTTGGAAAATAAGTTTATAGAGTATATAAATACATATGAATGTGATACTCCAGTAATGGAAGAATTATTACAACAAGCTGCTTTTGAGAGTTTAGAGATACGACGTAAAAGACAACAAAAAAATGATGTAAGTAAGAATTTAAAAAACATACAAGATTTATTAGGTTCTGCAAATATAAAGCCCAATCAAGAAACTGGGGCTAATGCAAATGAACAAGTTACATTTGGGACTTTGATTAAAAAGTGGGAAAATGAAATGCCTATCCCAGACCCTCTTCCAGAATGGAAGGAGAAAGACGTAATACAATATGTCAAAGTGTGGTTCTTAGGTCACTTATCTAAGATGGTGGGCTTGAATAATCCTTATGCAGCAGACTATGAAAAAGAAATAGATACATATAAAGTTGATACACCATTCGAGGATAATGAAGAAGGTGGTGTATAAAAATGGCTGGATATAAAAATTATCAAGTTAAAAGGAATAAGTCAACTAAAGGAAATAATATATTTGATAAAGGTAAGAATTTCAATAAAAAAACCGATGCTTATACTAAATCAGAAAAATTAATGAATGGCGTTGCGGTTTGGACTAGTTATTATAGATTGTTTCCTCATGTATTTGTAAAAGAATATTTAGGGATACAATTAAAATTATTTCAAACTATTATATTATATTTTATGATGCATGAAAATTATGTTGCGTATATTGCGTCAAGGGGTTAATTAAAACTATAAATGTATGGTAGAAGACAACTACCCACCGAGGAGGTAAATAAAATGAGAAGAGCATTTAATGATGTACAGGTGAAATTTATTAAGAATAATTATAAAGACACTACATATGCCGATATGTCAAGGTTGCCGTTGTTTGAAGGATTAACAGACAAGCAAATTAGAAATAAGGCTAGAAATTTAGGCATCAAGAAGACTAGAACTTTCAATGATACATATTTTGACATTATAGATATTAAAGAAAAAGCTTATTTCTTAGGTCTTATTTACGCCGATGGCTATGTATCAAATGGAAGTGAATTTGGAATATCACTAATTTATTCAGATAGGGGTATTTTAAATCAGTTGAATCTAGAACTTGGTGGCGTACATATAGTTAAGGAGAGAAAGAGAAATACTTCTTTTAATGGATATGACTATATAACTCATAGTGCAGATTTTCGAGTTTATTCTAAGCCTATATGTGATGGGTTGCTTAAAAATGGAATAGCTGAAAGAAAGACAATTTCAAATATCCACCCTTTAGTTGATGGTGAGCATTTTAGACATTTTCTTAGAGGATATTTTGATGGTGATGGGTGTGTTTATAAACACAGTAAGCAAGGTTATAATATGGTTCACTTTACTTGTGGCAGCAAAACATATTTAACGTATTTAAATAATATGATAATAAAAAATATTGATATAGAAGGAAAAATATATAAAGAAAAAGATAAAAAATATCGACTAATGTATTATAGAAAAGTCGACGCTGAAAAGTTATTAGAATATATGTATCAAAATTCTAAAGGTTTAAGGTTGGAAAGAAAATACGAAAAACATTTATATATTGGCTCTCCCATGAAGGAAATGATTGGGTAATAAGAGCGGGCAATATCGGTGAATTCTGAAATGACAACACCGAGATAACCTAGTGGATTAAAGGCTGCTAGATATCGTAACGCATAGAGGGTGAAACTGCTTTTAGTAGAATATAAACCTCCAAGAGTGTCCGCCCACCTAAGTATGGAAACATATATGGTGAAAATGTATGCTGAGCTTACACAAATAGAAAGTGTAAGAACTAGAGGATAAAAAGCCTTTAGGATAACAAACTGCAAGGAAAAACTTGGTTGACAGCAGTATTTTGTGTTGTCCGTTGTTTGCTTTTCCCAGAATCTAAGGTAATAATTGCTAGTGGTCAGAAATCTCAAGCTCGTGAGGTCATTGATAAAATTGATGATATGAGGAAGAGTTCGTCCAACCTCGCAAGAGAAATTAGCAGCCTAAAATCCGCATTAAATGACGCTAGTGTAGAGTTTCACAATGGTAGTTGGATTAAAATTATAGCAAGTAATGATGGCGCGAGGAGTAAGCGTGCTAATGTAATTGTAGTTGATGAGTTTAGAATGGTTGACTTAGAGATAATCAATAAAGTTCTAAGAAAATTCTTGACTGCACCGAGGACACCAAAATATCTAGACAACCCAAAATATTCGCATTTATTAGAAAGAAATAAGGAAATATATCTATCTAGTGCCTGGTATAAAAGTCATTGGTCGTGGAATAAGTTTTTATCTTATTTTAAGGGCATGACTGATGGGAAAAGTTACTTTGTCTGTGGCTTACCTTATCAATTGTCTATTGCAGAGAATTTATTGATGGAGGATCAAGTTTTAGATGAGATGAGTGAAGACGATTTTGATGCCGTTGGATGGTCTATTGAGATGGATGCTTTGTTTTATGGTGAATCAGAAAATGCATTCTTTCAATTCGAGGATTTGCAAAGATGTAGAAGTTTAGTATCACCTTTGTTTCCAAAGACATTTTATGGTTTAATAAAAGATGCTAATTTTAAATATAAAAATAAAGGCAATGGCGAAGTTAGGTTATTAGCTTGCGATATTGCAGCTATGAAAGGAACTGACAATGATGCTTCTGCTTATGCAATACTTACATTAACACCTACTGCTAGAGGTTATGAAAGACGTCTAGTTTATATGGAAAGTATGGTTGGTGGACATACCAACATACAAGCTATAAGAATAAGACAGTTGTTTGATGATTTTGATTGCGATTATTTAGTTTTAGATACACAAAATATGGGTTTAGGTATTTATGACCAATTAGTATCTCAATCATTATTTGATAAAGAAAGAAACGTTGAATATGATGCTTGGGATTGTATTAATGACCCGAATATGTCTGAGAGATGTCTGGTTAAAAATGCCCCTAAAATAATTTATAGTGTCAAAGGACATCAACAGTTTAATAGCGATTGTGCTGTTTCTTTGAGGGATAATTTAAAGCGTGGCAAATTTAAATTGCTTGTAGATGATAGAGAAGGAAGAGAATATCTCTTAAAATTAAAAGGTTTTAGTTTATTACCTATTGAGGAACAAGTAAAATTCGAAATGCCTTATAAACAAGTTTCGGCATTAGTAAATGAAATGGTTAATCTTGAATATGAGCTACTTAATAACTATATAAGGGTTAAAGAGGCTAGAAATGCAAGAAAGGATCGTTACAGTTGCGTAAGTTACGGGAATTTCTACGCTAGTGAGTTAGAGAGAGAAATGATGAGAAAGAAGAAAGGTTTCGATTGGGCATCTTTTGCTCTATGGGACTAAAACTAAAAAAATAAACAAAAACAATAAAAAAAGGTGGTGAATCAAAATATGGCTGAAACAAAAAACTCAAAAAACTCAACAAAAAAAAGTAAAACAGCAAAGTCAACTCCAAAAGTAATAAAAGAGAAGATAGATACTGAACAAGAAGCACCTGACTTAAAAGGCTTTGAACAGTATGCAAACATTCAATATTTTTCAAGAGACTTAATAACATTATCAGCACCTACTGCACAAAGGCGTAGAAAGTATACTCGTAAACAGATTAGGACATTTATGCTAGACCCATTTAAGAATTATGACAAACTACAAGATGTGTCACAATATCTTAAAACTACTGGTGGTAACTATTTTAGAATTATAAAGTACCTATCAGACATTCTAACTTTTGATTATCTTATATACCCTAACGGGAAAGCTAAAATGGATAATACACAAGGTCTTATGAAAGGCTACGAAAATGCTGCTAAAATACTAGAAAAAATGAACATTAAGTATAACTTGCGTTGGATGATGGAGAGATTAATTGAAAATGGTGAGATATATTTATATGAGATTGAAGACGGTAAGGGCATTATATATAAAGAACTACCACCTAACTTTTGTAGGATATCTGCAATAGATAGAGGTGTTTATATGTATGAAGTAGACCTAAATAAAATTACTGCAAAGACCTTTGACGTATTTCCAGTTGAGATACAAACTGCTTATGAAAACATAAGTCAATACAAAGAGACTGAGGGTTGGTATGAGGTAGGAGATAAAGGTTTCGCGTTTAATGCAATAGGTAATTATACTCATGGATTTCCTCTATTAGTGATGATGTTTGATGATGTAATGGGATTAGAGGATACTAAGGATTTGATAGAGGGTAAAAATAAACTTGATTCTATTAAGCTTATTCATCAAAAAATACCTTTAGATGATAATAACGAACCTGTATTTGACCAAGATATAGCTAAAATATATCATGGTGCTACTAAAAAGGGTTTACCTGATGGAGTTTCTATTACAACCAACCCATTAGAAATTACATCAATTCCGTTTGACAAGGCTGCTAATAGAGAGTTTGATAGCATTGAGAGATCTGAAAGAAATATTTGGAACTCAAGTGGTATCTCAGATATGGTATTTAATAATAACAAGGCAAGCGGTGAGGCTTTAAAGAGATCTATAATAGCTGATGAAATGATGATGTACCCATTTCTACATTCATTTGCTAATTTTATAAATACTAAAATAGACAGTACAAAATTTTCTATATCATTTTTAGAAACTTCTTACTTTAATAGAGATGACAAGATTAAAATACATAAAGATATGCTTGCTTATGGCGCAAGTAGAATGCACTTCTTAGCTTTACAAGGCTATGAACCTATACAGATACTCAATATATTAAGGTTTGAACAAGAGGTTCTAGATATTGATAAATTTATGATACCTAAAAAAACTAGTCACACTATGACTGATGATGGTGATGAGGGTGGCAGACCCACACAAGAGGATAAAGGTGAGGAAGTAAAGGATAATACTGATGTTGATAGAGGGAATAAATAGGAGTTGATATGATGTTTATTTATTGTTTAGATGATAAATTAAAACAAGATTTACTTAAACAAGGGTTTAAATTGCTTAATGAGTATGATGGTAAGGCAGTTTTTATATTTGATAATAGTTCTGCTAAGTTCAACTTTGATAAGGTGGATAAAAGTAAGTATATACTATCAAACAAATTAAATTTTTAAAGAAAGGAGTTGATATTTATGGAGAAAAAAGAGACTAAAGTTTTAGCTAAGTTTAGCAATCTAACTCAGTTTAACAGTCAATTTTCTAAGGCTAAAATCTATATTGCATATCATGGTGATAATAGAAATTATACTAGTATAAGTAAAGATGTCTTNGAGGATATGATTCCTTCGCTTTATGGGATACCTGTTGTTGGTGAATGGATAGAAAATGTAGATAGTGAAGATGGTGGTGGATACGGTTCTCATGGTGGAAAAATTGAAATTTCCGACAAGGGAGTTAAATACATTGAAACAACTAAGCCTATAGGTTTTGTTGGACAAGATGCTGAAACATCTTGGGAAACAGTTACTGAAGAAGATGGGCAAGAACATGAATACCTTGTAGCATCACCAGTTTATTTATGGACTGGTAGATATCCAGAGGCACAATCTATAATCGAAAATGAAAACTCACAAAGTATGGAAATACAAGTTTTTGATGGTGATTATAGGGATGATGAATATTTCGACATAAAGAAAGGTGAATTTTCTGCTCTTTGTGTTCTTGGAAATGTTGAACCATGTTTTGAACAATCTGCATTTAAAGAATTTAGTAAAGATGAATTTAAAGCTGAATTCAATCTCATGGTTAAAGAATTAAAAGAATCATTATTAACAGACGTTGAAGGAGGTGGAAATGTGAAAGACGAAAAATCTAAAGAATTTAAAGTTGAGGAAACTGCTGAAGAAATGGTTGCCGATGAAATAGTTGTTGATGAAGTTGATGAGACTATCGAGGAAACTACTGTAGAAACAAAAGCAGAGGAAACTACTGAAAAGGTCACCGAGGAAGTTAATGAAGAAATTGAGGAAGAGGCAGAACCTACAACTGAAGAATCCACAGAAGAAACCTCTGTAGAGGAAACTGTTGAGGAAGAATTTGTTGCTGAGGAACAAGAGGAAACAAAGAAAGATTTTGAACTATCAACTTGGGATTTAAGAGATGCTATAGGTAATATACTTAATCCTATAGATGCAAATGGCAATAGAACATATGATTTCTGGGTTATGGATGTATTTCAAACTTATGTTATAGTTGCTGATGAAAGTAAATCAAATACATATTATAAAGTTGAATTCGCTATATCTGAAGATGATAAAGTATCTGTTGGAGAAAAAGTACAAATATTCTTAGAGTGGTTAACACAAGAACAAAAAGATAGCTTAGAGGCTGAAAAATCAGCATTTGAGGTGCTTAAATCTGAGGTTGAAGCACTTAAAGAATTTAAGGCTAATATTCAAGCACAAGAGCAATCCGATGATATTGAGGAAGTATTTGAGAAATTCGCTACTTTACTTAAAGAGGAAGATTACGCAGATTTAAAAGACGGTGCGCTTGAAATGGGTGTAGATGTTTTAGAGAAAGAACTTAGTTTTAGATTAGTTCAAAAGAAATTTGATTTTAGCAAAGTTGTTAAAAAAGACAAAACGAAAGTTCAAATCAAGGAAGTTAATACGGAAGTACTACCTTATGGTACGGCATCTGTATATTTCAATAAGTAGTAAGAAAAATAAAACTAGAAAACAAGGAGGAATTTGTAATGATTAGACTTGATAAAGTAAAATCAACAGCGCATTTAGTAAACATAATTGCAGAAGTAAATTTAAACAATGGAATGGTAGTAGCTTTAGGTGCTTTAAAAGCAGATGGAGAGGGATATGCAGTAGCAGCCCCAGCAGCATTAACAGACAGAATAGTTTTACATGCATCTGTTCCTATGGGATATGTAGAACCAGATTTAGAAGAGAATTTTATATTAAAAGCAGGAGAAGTAGGAAGAGGATACATATTAGAAAAAGGTGACATAGTTACTATTACTGATGATATGTTTGTTGCAGCACCAGATTTAGGAGATGTAGTTGAGCCAGTTGTAGCAGGATTTAAGTTGGAAGTAAATGCAACACCAACAGCAGCAGTTCAATTAAAAGTTATTGCTAAAGAGTCACTTGCAGCAAAACCAGCATCCGTATTAGAAGTACTTTAATTTTAATATAAGAATATAAAACAAAAAAAAACAATAAAAACAAGGAGGAATATGTAATGATTAAATTAACTGATTTACAAAAACTAGCTTTAGATACATACAAAGGCTCTGTAGAAAAATATTCAAAGATAGAAGCAGAAGATGCTATAAGAAATGCATTAACTGAGGCTTGTGGTGGAGAATGGAATTTTTATAGTTTTCAAGCTAACAAATGGTCAGTATATCAAGTAATGGCTGAAGTTCTTTCTGTAAGTGTTGGAGAAACTTTAATAGGTAAGTTTGACGGCTTTGCAGAAGTAAAAGATACTGAATTAGGTGATACTTCTGAATTCCTAATTGAAGATAAAAATTTATTCAGAGTTGCTACAGTGGCTGACGGTAACACAGATATTAGAAGACAAAAACTTTACAATGGTAAAATGACAGTTGCAACTGAGAAATTAGCAATTAAAATTTACTCAGAATTAGACCAATTTATCTCTGGAAGAATTAACTGGGTTGAAATGGTTGACAGAGTTCAATTATCATATGCACATGAAATAGCATTAAGAATTTACAATGCTATCTATGGTTCATATAATACTCTAACTGCACCATACCAAATCACAGGTGCTTTTGAAGAAACTAAATTGATAGATGCTATAGCTCATGTTGAAGCTTCTACTGGACAAACAGCTATTGTATTTGGTACTAAAAAAGCATTGGCTAAAATAGTTACAGCTAAAGAATCTGACGGAATGAAAGATACTCTTAATGTTTTGGGTCATTATGGAATGTTTAAAGGCACTGATTTAATGGAATTGCCACAAGCACATACACCTGGAACTAACGTTTTTGCTGTTGCAGATGATTTCTTAATAGTTATTCCTAATGGCGAGAAAATAGTTAAAATTATACTTGAAGGTAATGCTTATGTTTACGATACAGAAGCTGGCGCAAGAAATGACGAGCAAATAGAATTCTTCTTTGGAAGAAAAGTAGGAGTTGGAGTTCTTAAAACTGACAACTATGCAATCTATAAAATAACTGGATAATAGGGCTTAACTGCCCTTTATCTTCTTTATATTTATAAATAAAAAGGGGGAAATATTGAACTATGGCTACAAAAAAGGCGACAAAAGCCAAAGAAGTTAAACAAGATTTTGAAATTGATGATGATATTGAAGTGAAAGATATAGTTGAAGAAGCTATTAAGCCAAAGGCTAGACCTAAAAGGGTAGTCGTGGATAGAAGTACTGAACTAGTGTTTATGAACAACACAAGTGGAAACTTGTTTTATAAGTGTCCTAGAACTCATGTAATATTTGATTTATATGAATATGGCGACACAGACTATATAACAGTGGATCAGTTATTGACTATGAACAATACCCATAGAAAAATGCTTAAAGAATTATTAGTTATACTTTTAGATGTAGTAACTGAAGATGTTGAAATGGATGATGTATTAAGATATTTAGGTATTGAAGAATTGTATACTGATGTAATCAAGCCTAATGACATTGATGGTTTTATAAAAAAATCAACTGATGCAAAATTCAAAGATGCACTTAGTAAAATGAATAAAGCACTTGCAACAAGAGTAATAGAGAGGTCTGCTGTTTTGTATAAAAACGAACAATTCACATCTATTGCTAAAATAAGCATCTTAAAAGAATTTACTGAAAATGAGGATTTATTTGAATAATAAAAGGGAGTGGTGAGATTGGCAACTCCGTTTCAAGAGGTATATGATAAGTTTTTAACCTATATTGATGATTTCGAGTTGGCTACATTACACCCAGAAGATGTTGAATTTTTATTGTCAAACTATTTAAGTCGTGCAGTTAGTTTAGATTTTAAACAATGCACTAAAGATTTAGATGATATTGACAAAGTTTTAAAACAATTTAATGAAGATTTAACTTCAGAGGAAGAGTGGATTATAGCTACTGGAATGGTGCTATCTTGGTTAGAACCTAAAATTAAAAGAGAAAATCTATTAAGAAGTGCAATATCAGACAGAGATTATAAAGAATCATCTCATGCAAACCAACTGGGCAAATTGATTGAGTTAGAACAACTTACTAGACGTAGACTAAAACAATACGTTGTTAGTTATACTCACAATGGCTCGGATGGATTGTATTAAGGTGGTGTTTTATGGATAATTTTGATTTCTATAAAAATAGAGTTCTTGCAAAAGGGAGTACTAGAAAAGACATAATTATACACGAAAAGAAACAAAGTTTTGCAGAGTACTTGTATAGCATCCCAAATAGATATGAGGTGCTAGTAAATGATATTGATACAACAGTAGCAATACAAGATGCAAGCTTTAATCATGATTTTGATGATAAGTACTTGCTTTGTGATATTGATATCAGTATCAATATCGGAAACTATGTGGTATGGGATGAGACAAACTGGCTAATAGTGTCAAAGGAATCAGAAACAATCAAAGACCATCAAAGTGTAAGAATGAAAAAGTGCAACCATAAATTAAAATGGATTGACAATAATAATAATCTTATAATTAAACCATCTGTTGTTTCTGCTAAAACTTTACAAACTACTGGAATTAAAGATGAAAAAATCATAACTATTCCTGATGGAATGGTTGGAATACAATTACCATATGATGATGACAGTAAAGCTTTAACTAGAGAGAAGTCTTTTATTTTCAATAAAGCTAAATATGACATAACATTCTATAATGAAATTGATTATAAAGGATTAGTTATTTTAGTGTGTAAAGAAAGATTACCTGATATTGCGGTTGATGATGTTATAGAGGAAATAGCTGATAGGTACGACAAGGATGGCAATGATAGGTTAGAAGTTATAATTATACCTGACCCACCAGATATACCTTTGGCTGTAGAATATATTGTAACAAGTGATGCCGATAAATTAAATGGAATATTTGAAATATATGAAGAAGAGACTAATGTATTTACTTTCCATAAATTTATAAATGGCATTGAAAGTAGTGGTGTATTTAGTTTTGCCGTTGATAATTCTGATATAGGAAGTATAACGAATCAAACTGATAACACAGTTAGTATATTAGGGATAACTAGTAGCAAAGGATTATTAAAACTTACTGCTACAGACAATAGTAATAATGAGGTTACTGAAATTGACATCAAAATATTAGGTTGGTTTTAAAGGAGGGGTCAAGTGGGTAGATTTGCTAAATTAAATGATGATGTACAGATATTAGCTAGAAAAATATTGGATAATCAAGACTTATGTAAATTACTTTACTATGCTGACACTTATCCTTTAGAACAACCTGATCTTAATACCAAGGACAGACGTGGATTGCTTTATAAAAGATTGTTGCTATTTACGTCTAAAATGCCATTAACAGAAGTTGTTGGTAGTTATATTATGTTAAGAGTTCCTAGAGGTAAGCCAACAGATGGCAGTTATTTTTTAAAATCCTTGCTGTTGTTTGACATTTATACTCATGAAGATTCTAGAAATATTAGAATTAAAGATGATAATGGGATAGAAAAAGCTGGGGA